TCATTATTTTCACGCCCTTCACCATAATTCTTCAATCTTGAAATAGACTCAGCAAAACGCGCTTCATACGCCTGCATCATTTCAGCTTCGCCCTTCATAAAGGTATACGCCTCCACCAAACACCCGTACAAAAGACAGTCAGGAGCATTGTCACCAAGCCAAGACGTTCCCGCGCTTCCAGTTATGGACGCCGGGCGATAATAATAATGTAACTCAACAGCATAGCTATCATCTGGAGTAGGTGCTATCAAGAAGTTTTCTACATCAAATTGAGCATAATATTTCGGTAAACCAGTTGCGCTGCTATCTGGGGCGTATTCTTGCAAAAAGTTCACATCCTTTTGAAGCAAAAAGTCCTGGTCGCCGTTGCTTTTTGTGTATGAGAGCGAAAAAGAAGAAAGAAAGTCAGAAGGACAAGAAAGAAATTTATTGCCAACAGTCATATTCGCGGCGGCATTTTTTCTAAATAAGTCAAGGTCAACAAGCTTGAGAATGCGCTCTTCTGTATTGCGAATAATGTTGTCTAAATTATTCACAAAAGTTGTTTCGCTGTTTTCAGTGTAATCCTGAATAGCTTGCTTTAATGTCGTTAATGTATAACTCATACTACCACCGTAACTGTACCAATCGAGCCTGTCAGCTCAAATGTATCAAGCTCCTTACCAATTATTCCATTACCAACATTTGTATATACAATAAACGCTCTATCGTCATTGCCATTTGCAGCCGGGTCTGGGCGCGGGTCACGCAAAGCTTCCGCGTCAGTTGGATGCCTGTTCGGCTCTAACTGAGGGTGCTTTGGCTCCCATTCATCCTTGCCAACAAGAAAACCTGTCCACTCTTTCCGCATATCCTTTAAACGATAACGAAATCCAGAGCGGTCAGATATCCCATAAGCGTATTTACCAGCCGCGTACTTAGGCATTATGACACCCTATAGAAACTTAAGCTAGGCGCGACATTAAATGAAGCCCTGTCCCTATCTTCTGTTAACGCTCTATCCAGCTCTTCTTCATATACAGCTTTCAGCATTTGAATGCGGTCTGGAGCTCTCTTAATAGAGAGATAGTAAGCAAGACCAGCAGCCAAGCATGGATAGAATCGGAAAGGAACATCAATTGTGTTTGTAAATGTGTCCGCGTCATCAATACGGGTCAAAGCATCATAATAAATAACATCTGTGCTATTATTTGGTGCAGGCCATATCTTTGCTACAGGAGTTATCTGTCTGTCTATGAAAAACTGAGTAGGACGCGCCTGTGTGCTTTTGTCAGGAATGTTCAGATATTCATCACGGCTGATTTTATCCATGCTGATGTCTGTGCCGTCTCTGCGTATAACCGCGGAAAGTACATCAATAACATCGCTGCCAAGCGTATAATTGTTCGTGCCTTGCGTCATGGTTAAGGTGCGCTGCACAATCGTCCATTGGTTCAAGCCTCTGTTCGCCCATTCTGCAAACATGAGGTTCATTGAACGCTTTGCGGTTTTCAGGTCATAACCAGTCTTAACCTCTAAACCACAGCGCTCAAAAGCTTCTTCAATGTAATCAGATACATCTAATTCAAAATCTGTTGAGCCTGAGACTGCCATTTACTTCTTCTTTCTCTTCAAAGACTTTACACGGCGCGGCTTGCCTGCTGGCTGACCCAAACGCTTCTTCTGTGCTATCCTACTACGTTTTTCCGCCGCAGTCATCTCTTTGGAGGTTTTTGGGGTTTTAGAAGATACCCTCTTGCTGGGGCGACAATATGGAGTACCCCGTTTTTCTCCTTTGCCACGCCCACATGCTTTCCCCGTGCGGACATCCTTCCACTCTTCTTTGAACCATCGTTTGAGATTAGCACCAGCTTTTGATTTTCTAACCGCCATATCCGTCCCATTAATACATTTTGGTTGGCTTGTCTTTCATTACGCAACCACCGCCACGCATTTTCTTTGCTTTAGATTTGTTCCCCCAATTGGACGCACCAACTTTGCGACACTTGGCAATCGCACCAGATGCGTATGCAGAAGGAAATACGCGGTAACGCGCCTTAACTTTTTTATAGCAGGCGTCTTTCTTTGAGCCGCCTTTTGACACTTGCTGAGACATTTGCGCTCTCCCCATCGCCATTATCGCGTTACCCACAAAACAATCATGCCACCACAAATGGCGAACAATTGTGCAAATACAACCATTAAAATCATCCACAAGCGCTGACTTTGTTGGGTCAGGTCATCTTGCATGTGTTTCAAATGATTGTTCTCAATCGTATCAAGACGATTAAATATAACCTTAATGTCACCTTCCATTGATGATATAAACTTCCACTGTCTGTCCTCTGTAGATAAATCAACCATTAGCATTTCCACCTTTTACGCGCTTGTCTCAAGCGGCTGTTAGGGTTTTTTGCTGCCTTCGGAAACTTCTTCATTTGACCCGCGCTACGAGCGCAGAATGATTTACGGCGTTTTGCCGCAGCAGAACCTTTCTTAACCTTGCCTGTTACGGCTGTTTTCAACTTGGACCCAGGATTTGCCTTACGATAAGCGGCAACACCCTTCTTTGTCATGCCCGCGCCTGATTTTGTCTTGCGATAGTTGCCGCCCTTACCAGTGGTTTTGCGAATAGGGTTATCTTTTTTACGCGCCATTTAGCCAATCCTCATTCTTCACTAAAGTCATGTCAAATGCAGCAGTAATCCGCGCATTATTTGAACGGACTGTTGCTCTCACATCTATGTCTGATTTTTCGGGTATGGGCATAGGGTTGAAGAAAGGATAGTAATACTGGCCTGTGACCTCGAAACTATGACCTATTCTAAAAGCTGTTTGACCGCCATAACGCACATACATATTGCCTGTAGCATCGGCACCATCTTGAACAGTCATTGTTACTTGATGTATGAACCCTGTATAACCAGAAGGAACCGTATACACCGCCATAAGGGTCTGACCCTTGCCAGCAGTTATCCTCGCCACTATTGTTGTACTTACTTTTATATCTATGTTGCCAACATTTGTAGCAGAGCCATTATACATATACGCTCTATAAACACGAATAAACGACTTGGTGGTTTGATTCCCAGTAGCGTTTGTCAGCGTTACGTTTTCTGATATCTCATTGTAATTTGCATCAAGACCAAAAATTGTTATCTCTTTGCCAGCATCACTAGCACTAGCACGGTCAACAGATAAAATTGATGCAGAAGAAAAAGCAGCCCAAGGATAGCTTGTGTCATTTATGTCCCAAATTGTACCAGTCTGGTTTTGAGACATAGCCGGAACCGCACCAAACTTGTGCAGCCATGAGTGCCCAGGGATTTGCCCCCTGGACACCTGAAGTTCAAATGGCTCAGATGTTCCTATCTGGGATATGGAACGAAAATTAGCCATAACAAGCTCCTATGATAAGAAGATTGTTAGTTTGTTATTTGTGCCTGATAAAGCTGCCACAAAGCATCCGTCTGTGGCTATGATGCCATCATCTGGGATGTTCATAACATGGTTGCCTGTACCAAAGCTCTGCTGTAGCAGAACTTCACCAGAGGCAGAACCATTCTTTAATGTAAAGGCACCCGCGGCTGCGGCATAGATAACGACCTGACGAACACGAGAACGTGCCGCGCCAACAATTGCCGCGGTATCGCCTTGGTCGAAATTATAGGCTTTTACTGGACCAGCCATTCAAGCCTCCTATTAGCTAAGTGCTGCGCCTACTGCTGTCACCCAAGCAGAACCTGTGTTTATGACCAAGCAATATTCGTTGTCGCCAGCGCCATTGTCGCTGATGATGTAAACAGTACCCTCTGGGGTGTTGGCTGCTGTTGGAAGGTTCGCAGTTGTTACAACTGGATAAATGAAAGCCGCGTCAGACTTGACGGGGCCTGAAAAGGTAGAACGAGCCATGATTATCTCCTGTCTTGGCTAGTGTCGATTTCACCATGAAATCGTCAGGGATAATCTACTATACTACATGTATTCTGATATTTCCACTCAAAGTGATTCTTTCGCCTTCAGCGTTTTTAGGAACTACAGAGTGGTCTAAGAATGAAGGAAAAATAATAAACTCCCCTTGAGACAAGTTAAAATCTTGATGAACAAAAGAGAATTGAACACCGTTTCTGTAAGCAAGGTCGTCTAAAATGTATGTGTTTTGATTGTGAAATCTTAAAACAGAATGTGATTCAGTTGTTTTGTGCATATACACAA